GACCGCACCTGCCGCCGCATGGCCCCGCCCGACTGACGGCCAGTGGGCAGCTGCTGACTGGCTCTTCTGCCGGGATGGAAAGTGGCGGCCAGTTGAACCCGCTTCACAGCGCATGGCTAATGGGTTATCCTTGTGTTTGGGATCAGTCCGCAGAGCGCGTGCTGACGAAAAAGAAGAGGTGCTAAGTGTCGAGGGGCGCGTTGGACTTGGGCGTAAAGCCTTGCGAGTGCTGCGGGAATCAAATGGCCCGGAAGCGTTTTGGCTCTCGGTTGGAGGACGCATCGGTTTTCCGCAAGCGACGTTTTTGCTCGCTATCCTGTGCGAATACTCGCGGGAATTGGGGATCGTCGAAGACGGCAAAAAGACGAGCAGCGCACAAAATGGCGAAGTCTTTTTGCGAACGCTGCGGCGAAGCACACCGTCGGCTTCATGTTCACCACAAAGATCAGAATGTTCAGAACAACTTATCCGAGAACTTGGAGACGCTTTGTCCAAGTTGTCACAAGATAGCGCACAACACCAAGAACTTATGAATTTTTTGGCAAGCTATACGGCAGGGCCGCTCGCGAATAGTGCTGCCGCCCGCGTGGGACGACTGCGCGGTTACGGCAATGCCATCGTCCCGCAGGTCGCCGGGACCTTCATCAGGAGTGTGATGGAATGCTGACCAAGTGGATCCAATGTCCGAGTTGCGAGGGCCGAGGTGAGGTGGAGTATGAGGTTGCGGTCCCGATGGGGTTTTCGAACCCGTATGGGTACCTGACGGCGGAGTGGGATGTGTGCGACGACTGCCGTGGGCGTGGTGAGGTGGAGGTGGATGATGACGCAGACGACGAGTGAGCTTTCGTGGTTGCGGACGAAGGTTACCAAGCAGCGCAGTGAGATTGCGCGATTGGAGCAGGTGGTGGCCCGTCTTTCTGTGGAGAAGGCGGAGCTGCTGCTGGACGTGAAGATGTACAAGTCGGAGTTGGAGAAGCTTGATGCTAAGTAAGGAACAGCAGGACAAGTTCTTGGATGCGATGCCTGACGACGCGTCGATTGGGGACATGGTTGCGATGACCTTGGTGATGGCGACTGTGTATGAGTTGACGGTTGAGGAGTTGAAGGCGTTGATTTTGACGCTGGCTGCGGCGGTTGAGAGTGGGAAGTACGAGAAGTTGCTGGAGGATAACCAGCGCATGAGGAGGATGAACTGATGAAGGAGAATGTTGAGGTGTTCTACGAGATCGTCGGCGTCAACTCAGACACGGGCCAGTCTACGACGCGTCTGGTGTGGGGGATTGGTTCGACGAAGCGCGCTGCGGGCGTTGTTCGGCGGCTGCGTCGGTCGAGGTACGACCAGATAGAGGCAAATCTGGTCCATGTTCGCCGCGACAAGATGCCGTGGCTGTTGGTTGAAAAGTATGAGGGGCCGTGATGGCCAAGTGGCAAGAACCGAGGATCGAGGACCTGTTGTCTGCGTTGCATCGGATTGAGCGTGTTGCTGAGTTGATCATGAACGACAAGACGGCAGGGAATTACTGGAACGTGCAGCGTGCTGGCGAGATCAAGTTGCTGGCGCAGGTGGTTGAGCGGATGGTTAGGGAGCCGATGAACAATGGCGACGCATGAGGAACCGCTGCCCAAGTGGCTGGAAGAAGAACTGAAGCAGCAAGGTGTTAGGACACCGCCGCCGCAGCCTAAGCCTCCGAAGCGTGAGGAGCAGGCGCGGGAGCCGTGGTACAGGAGGGGAGAAGAATGTCCGTTCTGAGTGTGACGATCCTGACTGTCGGCCTGTCCACAGGTTGGCAAGGCTATGTCGGCGTGTATGCCGAGATGGATCACTGCCGTGCGGTGCAGGCGATCATCGCCCATGAGGAGCCCGGCGCGGTGATTGTGTGCGAGACGCACAGGTTGCATGAGCCTGTGCCGATCCCGCCGCCGAGGCCACCGGGGCTGCGGGTGGTGCGTGATCCGGTGCCGATCCCGCCGATGAGGCCGAGCGATCTGGGGGTGAGCCAATGAAGGAAGGAACGATCCGCGTGGTCGAGTGGCTGATTAACGAAGAAGCAGAGGACCGGCTGCACCCAAGCAATATCCGCTGGCGTCTCGATCAATATCTCGATGGGCAGTGGGTCGAGGTGCCGCTGTTCCACCTCAATGTGGCCGGGAATCTCAAGAGCGGGAGGGTTCGATGACCGAGGCGCAAGTAGAGCGGGCCGTGATCGAGGCGTTCAAAGCCGTGTTCAGGAAGATGCGGGAGGGGAAGCTGTGAGTAAAGACATTGAAGAGGCACAGCGTCTCGCCAAGTTGCTCGGGTTTCCGTCCGGGCCTGACGCTTACTTCTACATCAAGTTGTTCGAGATGCTGCTCGACATGAAGGCGCGGCTTGAGAAGCTGGAGGGGAAGCTGTGAGCGGTAAGAAGACAGGCGTGCCTAAGAAGCAGGTGCAGTGGGCGAATGACTATGGCTACAGTTTCCAAAACTGGTGGCCAACTCGCGAAGCCGCTGACGACAACGCAGGTAGCGCCCGCATCGCCGTGATCCGCCGCGAGTGGGTTCCCGGCCAGCCGCCGCAGTATTTCACGGAGGAAGTGTGATGCAATGGCAACCGATTGAGACTGCACCGACGGATGGGACAGAAATCATCATCATTCCGTATGGAGATGTTCGTGATCTACAGGTGTCGTGGTTCATCCGCTCTGACAACAGGTGGGCGAATTGGGATTACAGCAGAGACCCTACCCATTGGATGCCTCTGCCCAAGCCGCCGACAGTGCATGAGGAGGAGAAGTGATGAGCGACGTAATCACCCTATCCGACCGCCGCCAAGCAGTGACGTATACCGTGACCATTACGCATCACTGGGACGGAACGGTTGAGTGTTTCGTGCATGACGTATCTGATGACGAGCGTAGTCGCGCTTCCGTTGGCGATGCGCTTGCGCGTGTTGCGGAGACTTACCTGAACAGAAGGTTGGCTGCCGCTGGTGATGATATGCACGCCATCATGTTGGCAAATATCGACCACGCTATGTCCTGCTCGGAAGACAGCCCGGCAGTTTTCATGGTCACACCCAGCGAACTCGCAGCTTGGGCTGATGCCGTCGCCAAGTATGAAGCTGTGCGCTTCCCGATTGAGGAGCCGAAGGGATGACCAACCACATCGACATTGAGGTGCAGATGATCCACCGCAGACGCGGCATCGCCATCCTGTCTGATGGGCAGGAGGTGCCGATCACCAGTTGGCTGAACGCCGACGGGGAGTGCGAGCCGAGCGAAGCCGTGTCCTGTGTCTGTGGGCCGTGCTTCGACGGCAAGTGGTATAGCGTAGACCTGCGCGAGTATGAGATGGCGATAGTGCAATGACCAAAGACGACGATCTGGTGAAGAGGCTTCGGGATAGGGCGAAACAAGAGAGACTTATTCAAGCCAATAACGAAACTGTGGCGGCTGCGTTGATGGGCCAGCGCCTTCTGTTCGATCAGGGTCATCGCAGCCCCTCCAATACCTACGCTGTTCGTCTGTCTCTGGACCACGAGAAATGCGCGAAACAGGACGCCGAGCTAGCCGCTGATTGGGACGAAGCAGCCGACCGCATTGAGGCACTGGAGGCCAAGTTGGCGAAGGCGGTGGAAAGGTTGACCGCCATGCGGGATGACAGGGTAGGATATCGCCATGTGTCTCACTACCGTCGTGGTGCGACTGTCATGCTGGCCGAGATTGAGGGAGACAACCCATGACCGACGACCTCAAGCGCGAGATCCAAGAACTGCGGCAGCAAGCCACGTTCTGGCAGGAGCGCGCCGAATACTGGCGTGACCTGTGGAGCAGGGCCGCGAACCGGCTGCTGCGTGTAGACCCGGAACTGTCTGGGCCGATGACGACCACGGCAGAAGAAATCAGGAAGATCACGCAGGCGTTGAAGAACCCAGATCCGTGGAAGGATGTGTGATGATCCCCAAGCATGTTCATATGACATGGCCGACGAAGGAAATAGTTAACAGTCAAGCCACTCTCGTTAACCTCGGCCTTCGCAGATTGATCGACCTGAACCCCGAGTGGACGATAACGATCCACGAGGATGCGGAGGTGAACAAGTATTTGGAGTTCCACCTCGGCAGCAACTTCTGGGGACTGATCCGCAACGACCACATTGTCACCAAAACGGACCTGTGGCGGCTCATCAAACTCTACGAAGAGGGCGGCGTCTACTGCGACATAGACCGCATCTGCGACACACCGCTCGACGTTGCTATACCAAAGAGTGCGTCGTGGGTGTTACCGACTTGTCTCGACCACGACTTCAGTCAGGACTTCATGGCGACGGAACCAGGCAACCCTGCCTTTGAACTGGCAGCAGCCCTGTATATCGACCGCCGCAGGAAGGGGCAGACAAGCACCTACTACCTTGGGCCCCAGACCTACATGCACGCGGTGACAGAGACGCTCACGGGCTATCCTATAAACTCGGGCTGTGGTCCGTGGGTGATGTCCAAGTTGCGAGAGCAGATCGCCACGATGCCGTTCATCGCGACCTACCGTGAGCAGCCGCCCTACAATACGATCCTGCACAGGGGAGACACTGACATCGACCACGAGAAGGAGAAGCGGGCGCTCTATGCGGAGTTCGGGATGAAGCATTGGACGGGGGAGTGGTGATGTACGTCACGTTAGTTACGGGCGGCTTTGATCCGCTGCACGTCGGGCATCTGGACTACCTCAACGCGGCAGCCACGCTCGGGGACAGGCTGATCGTCGGGATCAACAGCGACGAGTGGCTGATCCGCAAGAAGGGCGCTGCGTTCATGCCGCGCAAGGACCGAGCCAACATCATCCGCGCGCTGCGGGTGGTGGATACGGTGATGTTCTTCAACGACAGCGATGACACCGCCTGCCACGCCATCGAGCGTGCGCTGCGGATGTGGTCAGGCGCGCACATCATCTTCGCCAACGGCGGGGACAGAGACATGGATAACACCCCAGAAATCGAAAAGTTTGGGGAGCACCCCCGCGTTTCCTTCTCCTTCGGTGTCGGAGGAGACAAGGTAGAGAGCAGCAGCAATCTGCTGAAAAGATGGGTGAGCAAATGCGGATCATAGTTCCGGCGTACAACGTCAAGCCAGACCAAGCCACAAGGTTCGAGGCTCAAATTGCGGCGGTCATGCACATGAAGCGTGCTGAAGAGATCAACCGCTTCAAGGAGGATGGTCTACCGCCGATGGAGGGCAGGCCTAGGCCTTTGGTTGGTGGCGGGAAGCTTCCGGACAACAACACTCGGAAGACGGCGATCACGAAGGGGCGGGAGAACAACCCTACGGACGAGATCATCTTGAAGACCCTGAGGGGTCGAGAGTTGGGTGGACATGAGGTGGCGCGGATGATTAATCTGTCCACGGACACGGTCAGGACTGCGTTATCGCGGCTGCTGACGCGTGGCCAAGTGAGCAGAAGATCGAACGGATACCAGATTCTTTGGACGGCAACAGGAGACAAGACGGAATGATCACCGAGCAGAAAGAAGTGATAGTCGAGAACATCGCCCTGAACGGAAGTGCGTTCGGCGTCACAAAGGAGGGAGAGAATGTGTTCATCAATGCGAGGATCGTGGCGCTTCTAGGCATTCGCATTATGGACAACATCGTTGCCCATGTGCTGCCCAATTACCCGAACCGTAAGGACCAAGTACCGTGGCGCGCGGTGCGTGTGGACAAGACCGAGACGGCTGCGGCCCCTGCGGCGCTGTCTATTGAGCCGAGGCTCGAGGACATCATCTTGCGGCACATGAAGGATGGCGGGATCTACAGCAACGCTGAGTTGTCCGAGGACCTTGAGCATGACGTCCTGATGGTCAGCAATGCGACGGCTAGGTTGTTCGCTGCGGGCAAGCTTGCGAAGGCGGAGGTCTACCGTCGCCCCGGGCAGGCGAGGCCCTCGTTCCTGCTCTACGCGATTAACGTTGAAGAGTTCGAGTAGTTGCGGTAAGCACACAAACGTTATATGTGTTGACCACAAGAGGCAGGAATGGCGCTCCCGATGAAAGACGACGAAGACTTCCGGCGGCACAATCAGAAGGCGATGGAGGCTGCGGCTACGGAACTGCGGCAGGCTGTAGCTGACTACGAGCGGCTGGAGGGTGAAAAGCAGGACGTTGCCCGAGACCAGAAGGACATCTTCACTGTCCTGAAGTCGAAGGGGTACAACGTGAAGGCTGTTCGTCAGATCCTTCGGGAGCGCCGCCGCGACAAGGGCGAGCTTGAGGAAGAGCAGGCAATCGTCGAACAATACAGGCTGTTGCTGGAATGAGGGACAATCAGGTTATGAGGGACGAGAAGCCCGTGTTCAGAAACGTGGCCGTCCCTCTCGACGTCTATGCGATGCTAGACGCGCTGGCGAGGGCTGACAACAGGTCCAAGGCTCGCCAGCTGTCTGTCTTGATCCGCAGGGCTTACGAGATCCGAAAAACGTACGAAGGCACGTTCGACAACGTCAAGTCCTCGTAAACATCCCAGCGCGCTCTTTGCCGCGCTTTAGCTGCTCTGGCATGTTGTTGTAGCCACGGATCTGGGTGACGTTATCGCGCTTCATGGCGCGCAGGAACACCTCGGCGATGTGCGGTTCCAGCCCGGTCTTCTTGACCAGTTCCGCCGTCGCCGTCTTCTTGTTCCGCAGTCCTTTGCGGTAGTCCACGAACACCTCGATGGCGTCTTGGACGTTTATTTCGCCGGGCTTAGGTTTAGCCATTCGCGTTCTCCATAAAGTTAAGTCTAGCGTACTGCCCAAAGACCCTTACGGCGGCTTGGTCTCTTGCTTTTGCAGCCTCTTCCTCGGTGCCGTAACTTCCTAGGCTAACCTTAACGCCCTCTGGGCAGATATATGCCACCCACTTGTTGGACTTCTTACACCTAGATACCCCAACAAACCGTGAAGCAGAACCCTTCGCAGGCCGTTGATTGTACTGGTTTTGTGTGTTTGTCGCCTCTCTAAGATTGACCCACCTGTTGTCCGATCTATCCCCGTTTATGTGATCGATTTGATTGCTGGGCCAGCGTCCCTCCATGATGCAGAACGCTGCTCGATGCGCCAGCAGGCTTTTCCCAAAGAGGTTGCCACGGAGATACCCGTTTGGGTTTTTTGCCGTTAAGGCTGGCCTACCCGCAAAAGAAGTTTTGAAGATTTGGTAGGCTCGTTCCTTGGTGTATCTCCCGTAGTTGTCGTGGAAGTACTTCAACGGTCTGTCCTTCCACGTTAGGGTACCTGTTTCTGGGTTATAGTCCAGCAACTCCCGAAGTTCTTCAGGGGTCACGGTTTTTTCGGTTGTATCCTCAGCCATTCCTGCGCCTCCTCCCCAAGAACCAAAGCCCCTAACTGCATCTTACTCTGGAGTGCAGCGACGATTTTCTCGTCAATTGTGCCTTCAGTGATTAGATCCACATAGGTGCATGCGTTTCGTTGGCCTATCCTATGCATTCTATCCTGTGCTTGCAAGCGGTGTTCTAGATCAAAAGAATTTGCGTAGAAAATCATTAGGTTGGCAGCGGTCAGCGTCAGACCATAGCCGCCGGTCGATGGGTTGCCCACGAAGTACTTGAGCGGGTGGTTCGGATCCTGAAAGTCATGCACGATCCGATTGCGCTCGTCGCTGGAGGTGTCTCCGTAGTAGGCTGCCACGCTGTCCTCGCCGTACTTTTTCTTGAGCGTCTCGGTGATCTGCTGGATGTCGTGCCGGAACCGAGACCAGATGATCGCGCTGCCGTCGTGCTCCTCAAGGACCTCGGTCAGGGCGTCCATGCGCGATGACTTGAAGGTCACGATCTCGCCGTCGTCGGTCTTGAGGTGGCCTGACAGGATCTGCTGGAGCCGCAGCAGCTGCGTGATGACATGCTGCGTGGTGACCAGTTCGCCGTTGTCCAGCATGAGCACGGCGGTCTTCCTGATCTGCTCGTACATCTTGAACTGCTCGTCCGTCATGGTGACGTAGCGGGCGGTGTAGATCTTCTCGGGCAGGTCGAGGCAGTCCTTCTTCAGCACCCGGTAGGCGTAGCGGTCGATGCGGTCGGTGAGCTCGTCCAAGTTCCGGTAGCCGACGACTTGGTTGAAGTTGGCCGCTCCCATCTTGCGCCGCTGCATGACAGAGTAGCGCGCTTGGAACGCGTAGAAGGATTCGAAGCCCAAGAGCCCAGGTCCGAGGAACTCGAACTGAGAGTAGACGTCGAGTGGTGACTTGGTGACGGGAGACCCTGTGAGAATGCGCCGGTAGGCGAAGCCCGCTGCGATGCGGGTGAGGGCCTTGGTGCGTCTGGCGCTGGGGTTCTTGATCGTGGTGCTTTCGTCGATGGCGATGAGGCCGTTCGCACCGCGCTTGGAGGCGAACCATACGCCTGCCTTCTGGCCTTTGACGGTGGAGAAGGCTTCGACGTTCATGACGAAGATAGTTAAGCCGTTAAACGATTCGTAGACGGACCGCAGTTCGGCCTGTTGCGCCTTGTTGGGGTCGTTTGCCCAACGGATGACCCGATGGGGTATTTCGTCTGGCAGATGCTCTGGGATCTCCTTGCTGATCCAGTTGCGGTACACGCCCTTGGGGGCGATGATCAGGGCGAAGTTGATCAGCCCGTCGAGGTACATCTGCGCCATGTTGTCGATCAGGCACTTCGACTTGCCGGTCCCCATCTCCATGAGGAACCCGTAGCTGCTTTTGTGTCCAGCCTTGGACAATGCTGTCCGCTGGTGTTCGTAGGGCGTAGTTTTGAATTTATAGTTGACAGTCATCTCGAACCTCCGATATCGTCCATCTTATGGTTGTCGCGCTTGTGTGTCAACCACAACCCTGAAGAGGAGAAACTTATGGAGTTGTTCGACGACATGTTCGACGAGAGCGTTGCTCTCAAGGACGTGCAGACCGATGCGGCCAAGTCTCTCAGTCAACTGGTCAGGACGATGCGTCGTCTTGACGCAGAGATCGAAGAGGCCGAGGCGCATCTCAAGTCTCTGAACCAAGAGCGTCACAAGCTTTCGGTGGAGACGATCCCGGCTCTCATGGACGAGATGGGCGTGGAGCGCGTTGACGTTGACGGTGTGACTGTAGCCCGCAAGCTACTGGTTCATGCCTCAATCCCTGCTGATCGCCGTGACGAGGCGTTTGACTGGCTCCGCAGCCAAGGGCTTGACGACATCATCAAGAACGATGTCACTCTGACCTTCGGCAAGGGCGAGGACAACACCGCTGGCGACGTGATTAGCATGCTGCGGGAGAGGGGTTTCGACCCCTCGACCAAGACCCACATCCATCCCTCTACACTACGGGCCTTCGTGAAGGAGCGTGTTGTTGAGGGGAAACCCATCGACCTCGACATGTTCGGGGCGTTTGTTGCCAATGCGGCAGAGATCCGGAGGAAGGCGAAATGAGCACCGCAGTAGCCAAGAAGCAGAACACAGAGGTTTCGACCGAGGTTCTGGACGACATCTTCATCCTTGCCGGTGATGGTGCCGCGTTCGACAGTTCCGAGATGCAGATCCCGTTTGTGCGGGTTCTGCAGGCGCTGTCTCCGCAACTCAACAAGAAGAAGTCGGAGTACATTGAGGGCGCGTCGCAGGGCGACATGTTCAACACGGTGACCGGCCAGTGGTGGTCTGGGGAGACGGGTCTGACCGTCGTCCCGTGCTACCAGACGACCAAGTACCTGATGTTCACGCCGCGCGAGCAGGGCGGCGGGTTCAAGGGCGAACTGTCTGCCACGGATCCGATGCTCCAGCAGACGACGCGTGTCGGGTCGAAGGAGATCCTGCCCACGGGCGACGAGCTCGTGAAGTCGGATCAGCACTTCTGCCTGATCGTGGAAGAGGACGGCTCCTTCCAACCGGCTGTAATCGACATGAAGTCCACGCAGCTGAAGGTGTCGCGCCGTTGGAAGACGCAGATCGCACTGCAACGGGTAACCAACCCGCGCACTGGGCTTCCGGTCACACCGGCTGTT